TCGATCCGGGATCATACTGCCTTCTCGACTCTACCTCCCATCAAAGTCGTCAAACGAATTGGTGCCATCAACAAGGTGGGGCCTGGAGTACAGCTTCCTGTCGTAAGTCCATCAGACTACAGCTTCATGGAGCCACCGGCTCGTGAACCTACGGTGGCGTTTAAGCTTATTGAGCGCGTAGAAGCTAATCACGCTGCTTACTTTGGTACGATCAACCAGTTTGTACCACCAGCAAAAACGCAGATGCTTCAGCAGTTGCTCGTAAATGGCTGGTTGCTTAGCTGGCGTAACATCTACCGGCAGATGTTTGCTCTGTGCTGCCAGTACATGAGCCCAGAAGAGATTGCGCGTATTACCGGCGGACAATTGCCGCAGAGTTTGTCTGAAATACACAACGAGTTTGATCTTAACGTCCGTTTTGACGTGATGGACATGGATAAGGAGTACATCGCGCAGAAGATCGACTTCCTTACAAAGGTTGCGCAGATGGATAGCGGCGGTGTGCTTAACAGAACACGGCTGACTGAAATGATGATTCAAGCTATCGCGCCTGAGATGGCAAGCGAGCTTATTCTCAACCAGCAGCAAGCCAGCATGCAGATGTTCAAGGACGTACAGAGTGACATTGGCATGATGTTGCTGGGCAACGAGGCGCTGTATCAAGAGAACGATCCTTCTGCACAGACAAAGCTTCAGTACGCACAGCAAGTCTTGCAGGCCAATCCAAAGGCGCAGGCTGCTCTTCAGCAGGATGAGAACTTCAAGGCGCTGTTTGAAAACTATGTCAAGAGCTTGCAGATGTCTGTTATGCAACAGCAAAACGCGCAGATTGGCCGGATTGGTGTAACTCCTGTATCTCAACAATGACGGAAAATCAAAAGGACGCCTTTGGCTTTTCAGGGAAGAACCTTATCTGGAGCGAAGTGCTTAAAGTTATTGAGCAGTTACAAGAGCAGCATTGGATGCTTGCTATAAGTAAAGACTGCAAAGGAGAAGATAGAATACATACAGCGGGGCAAGCTGATGGTATTAATTTGACTTTGAGCACGCTTATTGAATTAAGAAGGCAAGCAAGAGAATTAAATGGCTTGACTAATAACGAAGATTTGGCATAACGCCACTAGCGGGCTAACCAGCGCTACTGGTTTGATTATATAAAGGACTTGCTACCTAATAGCATGAACGAAACACAATCACAGCCTGACGCCGGGAGTCAGGAGGCAGGCAGTACACCCGTTGCAAACAAGCTCGGTTTGTTAGACCAGCAAAGTCTTAGTGACCTGCTTAAGTCTAGCTCATTCCTTAACGAGAAGGAGGCGGCTCCAGCCACAGAGGAGCAGGCAGAACCTGAAGTAGAGACTGAGGAGCCAATTGTGGACTCGGAAGTTGAAGCTGAGGTGGAAGCCGATCAGCCCATTGAAGAAGAAGCTGAAGAGAGTTCTTTGAGTAAAGGCGTCCAGAAGCGCATCAACAAGTTAGTTGCTGCAAAGAAGGCCGCCCAAGCTGAATTGGAAGCGCAAAAGTCGCGTCTATCTGAGTTGCAGAAGGAGCTTGAGACTGCAAAGTCTTCAGCGCCAGCAAAGCAGGTTGACGTATCTGATGTTGTCGAGCGTTTGTCCACCATCGAACAGGTGAAGGAAGAACGTCAGAGAGCATTGGAAGTCATTATGTGGTGCGAAGAAAACCCAGATGGAGGAGTAATTACCCTACCTGACGGATCTGAGCGGGATTTAACCGATCAGGAAGTTCGCAGCATGAAACGGCTGGCTATTAGACGCAAGGAAATCGAGTTGCCCGCCCGCGAAGAGTATCTGCAACAGCAGAACTACGTCGAGGGTGAAGTGGTAAAAGACTTTCCTTGGTGGAGCAAGCCAGAAACTGAGGAGTACCAAACTGCTCAACAGATTCTGCGTGAGTTTCCTGAGCTAAAGAAGCGCAGAGCAGACTGGAAGCATGTCGCTGGACTGCTTGTCATGGGTATCAAAGCCTATGGCGAGAAGAAAGCACAAAAGAAGTCTGTGACTCCAATTAAGCGAGCCCCTGTACAGCCGTCCATCAAGGCGGCACCTGCAAGGACTACTCAGACGGATCTTCAGAAAGCCAAACAATCATTTGTTCGGAACAATTCAAGAGATGGGATGACTGACGTGATTAAAGCAATGGGACTTGTGTAAGTCCTTAACAATCAAACTTAGTTTTTTACTCTTATTTATGGCTATTCTTACTGAACCCCAACTTAGTGGTCGCGGTCTACGCGAAGATCTGATGGACATGATTGCGCTCGTTGACGCAAAGGACACTCCTTTTACGTCGATGGCCCGCAAAGGCAGCAAGCCCGGGAATATGTACTTCCGCTGGCAGTCTGACTCGCTTCCTACCCCTCAGGTAGGCGGTGTGGTTGACGGCACGGACGTTTCCAGCTACGACAACTACGTCGTTGGCTACCGTGCTGAACTCGCCAACTACGCGCAGGTTTTCCGGCGTGCAGTGCGCGTGTCCAAGCTCACCCAGGACATCGCTGATGTTGCAGGTGTGCGTGACGAACTGGCTGACAACGTCAGCAAGGGCATCACTGGCATCAAGCGTGACATGGAAGCGACCTTCACGTCGAACCAGCTCTCGCAGCAGGACAACGGCACGACTCAGGCTTACCGCACCGCTGGTGTACAGACCTGGATCAGCAATGCTGGTACTGGTACGCCAACTCCCGGAGATATTCCTTTGCAGTTCCGTACTCCTCTGACCTCGATCCTCACTGGTGCATCCAGCGGGTTGACGGACGCAGGCGTGCAGGGCTTGCTCAAGTCGATCTTCGACCAGACTGGGCACTACACCAGCTTCGACGCCATCGTTGGAACGGACCTTAAGCGCGCTTTCACCGGCCTGCTCGGGACCACGGCTCTGACGACGGTGAGCAACGCTAGCAACACGCTTGCTGCTGGCGCTACCAAGGTGCAGACCTTCCAGCGTGACGCTGCGGCTGACACCTTCATTCAGAGCTTGGACGTGTTCCAGGGTGACTTCGGAACGGTGCGCTTGCATCCTTCCACGTTCATCGGAACCGTGTCTGGCTCTACCTGGACGCCTACACCTTACAAAGGTCTTGTGCTTGACATGAACCTTATCGAGGTTCGCTACGGCGGGAACGTCGCTAACGTCACTGCACTGCCAGATTACGGTGGTGGCCCAGCTCGTCTCATCGAAGCCGTCGCAGGCTTGGTTGTTGGCAACCCGCTTGGCCTCGGGAAATTCGACTACTCCTCCTAGTAGTTGTTGTTGATCAGTGACACCTACTTTAGTGGTGCGACAGCCCGGAGAGACGGGCACCTTTTTTACTATGATTACAATCCCTACTGACTTGGTGCCTCAACTTGAGCAAGAACTTCGTAAAGGCTGGCAAAAGAACCGTATTGAAGCGGAAGTGCAGGCCAAACAAAGCGAGAAGCTTAACAAACAGCGGCATAAGTCAATTGAAGGGTTGGGTCAACTGACAGCGCGTATTCCCCCTACGGCTTATCATTTCTGGGGACAAAAGCTAGGATATGCATGCTGGAATGATAAAGCGTTCATGGATGAGTTTTTGCGTGACAATCCTGAGTGTAGAGTTAATAGTGGAGGAACCAAAGAAATCCACGTTGGCTGGACACCAACCAATGTTCGTTCTCGCACCGTTTATCAATGAAGACTGTTCCGTTTAGCGACATCCTTGCATCTGTTTGCCAACTTGTTGGGTTGGATCGCGCAACGCTAAACGATAAAGCTTTTGGTGCAATCCGCGACTTTGCAGCTCGCCGCATATCTGTTGTATGGGATCGCGAAGAGTGGCCGGATGTTCAAAGGTACATGTACACTTGGCCTGGAATGCCGGTAGAGTCAATTGAAGCTGGGCTAAACATTCTTTCAACAGAAACAAATGTTCCGCTTTGCACGGAGGATTTAGTGGATTTGTTTAGCGAAAACGACTTCAACACAAACACTACAAAAATCAACTTTGATACAAACTTTAAGCGCATCTATTTGCAGGACTTTGCAAACGACAGGTTTAAAAAGGGCACAATTTCTGAGTCTTACGCAAAGTTTTTAAACCCGTTTTATGGATCTGTGGAAAACGGAGATCTATTTGCAATTGATGATCAGCAATATCAGTTTACTTACTCAACTGCTACAGATACAGTTGGCGAGTATATTACAAGCATTTCTGTAGAAACACAGTTTACTAACACAAACTACTTTTCTTATTCTGGTCCAAACTCTCCACTGACAACAAAGGTGTTGTTCATGGAT